CGATCGATCATTGCGCGCGCCGCCAGAGGCGCCATTCCCGCGCCCTTCAGGCCAAGCCGGATCGTCTCGCGGATGTCCGCCACCCGCCACCGGCCTTCGCTGACCCGATGGAAGACTTCCTCCGGGCCGGCGTCGGTCAACTCCTGCAGTTCCTCCAGCTCCACAATACGAAGCTGGAAGTCGTGCGGGCCATCCCCGAAGGGACCGGTGTAGCGGGCGGATCGGCTCATCAGACGCCAGCCGAGATTGTCGGGGCGTCCGCCTGGACCAGCGTGACCGAGGCCGTGGCGTACTCGCGGGCCTGACCGGTGATGCTGAATTCGGACAGGATATAGGCGCCCGCGACCTGCCACACGCCCGCCTGACGCGCGCGGACGTTGACGGTCTTGCCGACCCGGTTCAGCCACGCCAACGTCGAGGTCGAGTGCAGCTTGCCGTCGCCGGAGATGGTGCTGTCGGTGCTGTCGACGCGCCGCACGGTCTTGTCGGGCTGCGACGGGTCGGTGCAGTTCGGGATGGTCTGCTCGGTCACGTTCGCGGTCATGTTCAGCGAGCGCGAGCCGTTGATCAGGCAGTCGTGGGCGAAGACTTCAGGATCAGCGCCATCGCCGATTTGAACAAGGATCGACTCGCCAGAGACGGTCGAGACATAGGTATCCGGCATAGCGGAGGCCTTTCTTTCAGAGGAAGCCCCGACCGGGGCGAGGGATCAGGCCTCGGCCTGAATGTCGTAGCGCGGGCCGATGATCGCCCGGCTTGTGAGGTTGTCCCGCTCGCGGCCATAGCTCAGACGGGCGATGCGATGGATGACGATGGCGCCGCCGGTCAGCGGCAACTTGGCGTTCAGCACCCGCACCGCGGCCGCGCCGATGCGCTTCACCTCGGGATACCCGACCGCTTCGGACCAGCAGTCGATCTGCACCGAGTATTCCGCCAGGGAGTGGCAGGCGTTGCTGTCGTCCACGATCTGCGCATCGCCGACCGTGATGTAGGGGGCGACCGGAGAGGGCGGGACGCGGTCATAGACCCGGCCAGCGATCAGCCCGATCAGTTCGGGGTCTTCCTTCAGCGCTTTGACGATGGCGGCTTGCAGGGGGAGGGACAGGTCGATCACAAGCTCGCCTCCTTCTTGATGGCCTTGCGCATGGCTGCAGTGATCCGGCGCTTCACGCGCTTCTGACTGGCGCGGACGACGGGATAGAACGACGGGGAGGCGGCGACGTGGGTTCCGTCCGGAGCCTTGTGGCCCAGCTCGACCCGCGCTGCTTTCGGGCGGCCCTGTGCGTCTTTGGCGTCGCTGAAAACGACATAGGAGACGTCGCCGAGGCTGCCCTCTTCGACGTGAATGTGGTCGCGAACGTGCTGGCCTGAACCTGGGTCAGGATCGACAGGAGCGATCCGCCGCATCTGCGCGGCCATGTCCTCGGCCTGCATGAAGGCTTCCTGACCGGCCGCCTTGCGAACGGCGGGCGTCATGCGGTTCAGCTTGCGCATCAGCCGCTCGACGTTTTCGAGGCCACCCCTAGCCATCTGCGACGCCGGACTTCAGCTGAAGCAGGAGCCAAGCGCGGTCGCCGTCCATGTCACCGATGAAGGTGATGTTGAAGGTTCGCGTGGCGTCGCGCGCGTCGATGGCGCGGTCGCCGGTCCGCAGTGAGCGCGTGCCGCTGTCGTTTCGGACCCAGCAGTCCCAGGAGGCAGTTCCGGCCACTCTGCCAGCCTGGACGGCTTCGCCGCCCCGCGTTGGCGTCAGGCTACAAGCGCGTGCAATGTCGAGGTCGGTCCACCCTGTGACCGGATTGCCGTAGCCGTCGTCGCCTGCGCCACGGCGCTGGAACTTTACCCTCTGGCGAAGGTCTCCGGCGCCCTTAGGCTTCGGCATCAGTCTTCTTCTTCGCGCCGCCGGGGCGCTTGTCGCCGTCGTGGTCGAACTTGGCGGGGTCGGCGCCGTTGAACGTCAGGTCTTCCGCCTTGCCTGCAGCAATGGCTGCCTCGCCCGCCTCGCGCCGAACGGTGTAGGCGCCGTCGCCATCAGCCCCGCCTTTCGGGGAGAACGCGACCAGGATGCGCGGGTCCTCGGTCGGGACGTAATCGAAGGGCTCGGTGAAGCGAACGCGCATGGCGATCTCCTAGACGCGATAGATGCGATACGGGCCGAGCAGGGCGCCGATGGTCGGCGACACGGCGAAGGACTGGCCCGCGACCACGCTCTCGCGGTTGTTGTAGAGGTCGCCGAGCATCAGCAGCGCGGCGGCTTTGAAAGCGGGCTCTGCCCCCTGCGGGACCAACTTGCGGTCGCAGTGGTTCAGCACGGAAAGGACGGCGGCGTCGGCGTAGGCTTCGACCAGGGCGTCCTCGTCGTTGCCGTCAATGCGCAGGTGCTGCTTGGCTTCGGCGAGCGACATCAGCGGGCCAGTCGTGAGAACGACGACGTTCAGCATCAGCCTTCCGCCTTGTTCTCAACCTTGGGCTCGGCCTTGTTCTGCGGCGCCGGCGCGGCCTTCACTTTGACGATACGGACCAGACCGCGGGCTTCGAGGCGTTTGGCATCGGCCTCGGAATAGGTCGCCTCGCCGCCCTCGGGCTGGCCGTCCAGCGGGCGCAGCAGGGTCACTTTGACGTCAGCCATTTTCATCTCCTGGCTCAAGGATTAAACGGGCGGGGGGCCTTCACCCCCGCCCATTCGGGGTTAGGCCACGCGGCCCAGGTCGCCGTAGACCAGGGCTTCCGGGCGGTAGATGGCGAGCGCGAGGCGCTCTTCCGCACGGATGGTGACCTTGTTGCGGACGAAGTTGTCCTGGTCCTCGGTCGAAACCTCCACCGTCGCGTCCTGACGGTCGAAGATCTGGGCGGCCAGATCGAACGCACCGGTCAGGAACTTATCGACGCCCATGGCTTGGGTGGCGACGACCGGCAGACCCCAGAGGGTCGGCGAGATCGTGCCCTGCGGGTTGCCGATCAGGTAGCGGCCCTCGCCGTCCTTCAGCATCTCGATGAACGCCCAGTCGATGGGGTTCAGCACGGTGCCGTTGGCAGGGTATTCCGCGAGGGCGACCTGCAGGTGGCCCATGCGGATGGTGTCGATCAGTTGGCCGGCAACCAGACCGCCAGGGGCGGCATAGGCCGTCGCTGCGGTGACCAGGCCTTCGAGGTTCTGGCCGACGCCGGAGCCGTTCAGAAGTTGCTGCTCCTCGACATAGGCCAGGCCGTAGCGCAGGCGTTGGTCAATGATCGAACGCAGCGCCGGCGCATCGGCAAGGATTTGCACCGAGGCCCGCATCCAGTGCGCGATGGTCCGCACGGTGGCGGTTTCTTCGGTGTACTGGATTTCGGACTGAGGCTTCAGTGCACCCTCAGCCACCGGGGCGGCGCTATTGGTGAAGCCGGTTTCACGATCATACTCGATCGATCCGGTGCTGATGTTGCCCGGGGCCAAGAGGCCGCGAACCGTCATACGGCGCTGCGGCAGGGAAACAGGCGCGGCCCGGGCAGGCTGCACCATGGTGCCGACCGAACCGGCGGCGTCGGTCGTCAGGGACGAAATGTCTTTGACTTCGACGATGTGACGACCACGCGGGCGGGTCTGGCCGGCAAAGGCCTTGAAGCCCTCGTCAGCGATGAAGCGTTCACCAGCGGTTCGGCCGGTTTCGTCTTCTTTGTTGCCGCGACGAGCCATCTTCTGCTCCATCTCGTCGAGACGGGCCTTGGCTTCGTTCATGCCTGTCAGGGCCTGGTCGGCCAGTTCCTTGGCGGTCTCGGCCATGGGAATGCCCTTGGCGGCTTCAGCCAGAGCCTTCTCAGCGATCTCTTTGACCGCGTCGTGCTTCTGATTGAAGTCCGACTTGAACTCGGCTGCCATTTCGGCAGCAGTCTTTTGCTCGCTCATGGCGAACTCCTTTTCGATGAGTGAGTGTGTGGAGCCTGCCGCGCGAAACGGTCAGGCGAGGGGGGTCAACCGCGCAGGGCTTCCAGGAAGGCCCGCACGTCATCCGCCTTCGCCTCGGGCTCCCCCCGAAGGTGCGGCGTCGCCTTGGCCGCAATCGCGGTCGCAAGGCTTTTCGAGAAACCGCCTGCGTCCCGCAGAAAGTCCTCAAACTCGCGGACGGTCGGCAGATTGCCGCCTTCCAGAATGCTCTTCACGTCAGTGATCCGGGCGGCGCGCCCCAGCGCACCGAAGGTCACCAGGCTCACTTCGCGTAGGTCCAGCTTCAGCAGCTTCAGGACGCCCTGTTTGTCGTCGTGCGGCTCGGTCTGCACGGTGCGATAGCCGATGCTCAACTCGTCCAGAGCACCGCCCTTTAGTAGGCCGTAGGCTTCTGCGGCGAGCTTCGAAGCATCCTTCAGAATGCGGCCCTTGACCCAGAGCCCCTTGCTGTCCTCCGCCAGATCATCCCAGACCCCGATGGGTTGGTGACTGTCATGCTGCCAAAGCATCTTGATCGACTTGCCCTTGCGGCGGGAGTCCACCAGCGATGCGGTGAAAGCGCCTGGCTCCACGACCTCGTTGTAGCTATCGACCACGCCGAACGCGGACGCATAGCCCTCGATCACGCCATCGTCGCCTACGGCTTTCACGTCCAGGCCGAGGCCCGAATCCTTCGTCTGAAGCATCAGGGCCTCCTAAGCCGCTGGAGAGGGGAGGGCAGGGACTGAACCGTCCGAGCCTAGTTGCTGGTCCTGCATCTGGACCCAAGGCGCATCACCCCAAGGGACGGGCGGCTTGTTATCCTGAGCGCGAACCTCGTTGATCGTGGCCGTCTTGTTCTTCAGGGCGATGTCGTTGACTTCGGCCCGCAGCTTGCTGTCGGCCCGAAGCAGCCCCTCAAGATTGAACTCGATGCGCATGCCGGCGGCCCGATCGACTGGCGACAGCAGTTGCTTTTCGGCGGCCTGCTCAATGCGCTTCAGGCGACGTCGAAGCGTGAACTTCTGGAAGCCGAGAACATCGACCTCCTTGCCGGTGCCCCAGTTGGACGCCTTGTCGCCGTAACCGACCATAGCTGGCGGAACGCCGAAAATCCGGCATATCTCTTCGCCGCTGAACTTGCGGCTCTCCAGCATCTGGGCGTCGTCAGGGTTGATCGTGAGTTGCTGCCACGTCATCGCCTTGTCGAGCAGCATCGGCCGTCCGGCGTTGATGGACCCGACAAACTTCTCTTGCAGGAGCCGCTCTGCTTCCTTGCGCTGGTCGGCGTTCAGCTGGGCGTCTGTGGAAAGGATGCCCGATGGGCGAGCGCCATTCGAAAAGGTGGTCGCTGCCGCCCGCTCGACGACGCTGGCCGAACTGAATGCTGCACGGCAGACCGAGAGCGTCGATGCTCCGCCCAGCGGGCCGCCGCCGAACCCTCTGATATGAAAAATGCCGGTCTGAGTCGATCGCCGGGCCGCGCCGGCGTCTGACCAGGTGTATTCGAGATCGCCGCTATCTAGCCGCCGAACGCACACCCCGTCGCACATGATCGGGGTGAGCGCGACGATCTGGCCTTGGCCATTCCGAACGATCTCGGCAAACGCGTTGCCACGAAGCTCTACCGCCGCGAACATGAACTCCCAGAAGTCCAGCGCCGTCTGGTCTGCGTTCGGGCTGTCGTGCAGAATCCGATAGAGTGGATGGTCTTTGGCTGGCAAACGGATGCCGTCAGCTGTGGTTCGGAACACCCCCAGCGGCAACGAAGCCCCCGTACCCGCGATCAGGTTGATGCAGGCCCAGGCCGCCGTCAGGCCAAGCACCCCGTGCGTCCCGACAGCATGCCCGTCTTCGTAGTCGGCGACCGTGATGCGGTTGGTTACAAAGTTGTCCCTGTCCTGCGCTGCAGTCACATGGCTACGGCGCCAGGGCAGAATGTCTTTCCAGTTCATGCGGCCAGACTCGCCAGCCAGTCGTCGATATTCGGCCCTGTGTCAGCACGCTCCCGCGCCTTCAGCCCCAGCGCCATCGCCAGCACAACGGCGCCGTCGATCCGGAACCGGGCCTTCATCTTGTCCAGCTTGCGGCCGCCGGCCGGGTCCATCGTGGCCACGGCGTTGGCCATGTTCCACGTCAGAACCGGGTTGCCGGGATGCGTCAGTTCGTCATGCAGCACGGCAGTCTCCAGTGCATCGATCGCAGGCGACATGTCCTTGAAGCCTTGGCCCCAAGGGACCAGCCGAAGCCCGTCACCGTCGTCGCCGTCCTTGTGTGCCTGGAGCCCGACGCCGTCGAACTCGCGCAGAAGGTGGTCGATCTGCCAGCGATCGTAGGCCAGGCCCTTCACGTCGAATTGGTCGAAAAGCTCAGCGATCTTGTTCGCGACCGCGCGCGGGTGGATGGCGCGGCCAGGTACGGCCTCGATCCACTCGTCCGCGACCCACTGACGATAGGGGACGCGGTCGCGGCGTTCGTGATCCTCAAGCAAGTCTTCCGGCTTCCAGAACCATGCCTGGACCCGCGACCCGTCCTCGACGCTCACTGCGAGCAGCGCCGTCAAGTCGGTCTTGGCGGACAGGTCGAGCGCCAGATAGATGGCCTCACCGGGGATCAGCGGCGCCTTACCCTGCCGGGCCATCCAGTCGGCACGCGCGATCAATGTGGAGTGCGGGGCGACCCGCTGGTTCAGATACAGGTTCCGGAACTTCGGCTCTTCCGCCGGCATGCGCTTAGCCTTGCGCGCCAGCACAGCCAGCTCGTCGTAGGATCGGAAGTCACCCAATGCTGGATTGGCGGCCTTCCAACCCGCCTCGTCCAGCAGATCGCAGTCCTCGTCCGCCGCGTAGAGGTGGCAGACCGTGGTGTCATCCGCGTCGCTCAGCCCATCATCGATCAACTTGGACAGAATGTGTTCAGGGTCGTTCGACTGGGTAGAAATGGTGATGAACAGCGGCTCTTCGCGGGCGCCCATCGAGGTGTCGAGGACGTCGTAAAGCTCGCGGCTCTTGGCCTGGGCCAGCTCGTCGAAGATGACCAGCGAGGGGTTGAGGCCGTGCTTCGTGCCCGCCTCGGCCGAGATGGCGCGATAGATGCTGCCGTTGCCGTAGCAGGCGAGGGTTTTGGTCGAGGCAGTCGGCTTGACGATAGCGGCCAGCTCGGGGTCGGCATCGACCATCTGCTTGGCGACCTTGAAGACCTGGGCTGCCTGTTCGCGGTCATTCGCGGCCGAGTAGATCTCGCCGTTCGGGATCGCCTCCGGCCCGACCAGATGGACGAGCACCAGGGCGGCGATCAGCGCGGTCTTCCCGTTCTTGCGGGCGATGGAGAGGATGGCGCGGCGAACGCGCCGACGGTTGTTCAGCCCGTGGGGCTCGTAGATGTCGCGGATGAACCGCTTCTGCCAGGGTCGAAGTTTGAACGGGCCGCCGGCGCCTTCGCCAGATGGAACCGTTAATGCTTCGATGAAGGCGATGATGCGGTCTGCCCGAGCAGACCGGCGAATTTGCTTACGGGCTGTTCCGCGTCGGCGCCTTTGAGCGCCGCCCGGTCCGCCGGGGTCAGGTACAGCTTGCTGGCGTAGGCCAGCATCACCCGAGCCTGCTCGTTTAGGATCTTGAACCATGGGTTCGGTGCCAGATTCCCTTTCGAGCCCGGCACGATCGGCGCGAAGTCGGGCGCTTGCATCGCGTGGGTGGCGGCCTTGTGCCAGGCCCAGGCGGTGGCGAAGGCGGCGAGGGCGTAGCTGTCGGGGGCGGACAGGCGCTTGGTCGTAAACGACCGGATGATGTGTTCGGCGCAGGCCTGTGCGTCGTCGTGGAGATGATCGGGAACGAAGGGCGCGCCCTCGGGCACGAAGACGTCAACGGGGATGGCCCGTTTGCCAGGGTTCCCATCGAGCCTGCGCTCGTCCGGAGACTTGCGTGGTCGGGCCATGGGTCAAATATTCCAATCTCTGGGGAAAAACTTTGGGATTTTGCGGCGTCGCGCGTTTGATTTGGAGGCCGGTCCCGGACCGAAAAGTCCCTGAGGTTTTAACCACCCCCCTGGGGGCTATCGGTGAAAGGATTTGCCGCGAGGGGCGTTGGCTGGGTGCCTCGGGTCGGTCGGCCACCCGGAGGCGTCAGCCTCGGCCGTGTAGCCCGCGCTCTCTGCCTTCTGTTCCCCTCCATCGTGGCAGGGAGCGCAGAGGCTGGAGAAGGGGCCAGCGAAGAAGCCTTCCTCTGTGGCCTTGGCGTCCTTGTCGAGGTGGTTGCAGACGGTAGCGGGTGTGACGCGGCCTCTGGCCTGACAGGCACGGCAGAGAGGTTCGGCCTGTAGCTGTGCGGCTCTGGTCCGCTTCCATCGGGCTGTGCGGTAGAGTGCGCGGTAAGCCTCGGCTTCAGCGCTGCGGTAGTCGGGTCGCCTGGCCATCGGTGATTGGCCCCAAGTGTTCCGGCCTTCCCGGCAATGAACAGCTCGCGCTGCCCGCACCCCGGTTGCTTTCTCAGCTCTAAGGTCCGTTGTGTTTGCCCTGCTGCGCTTGGGAGCCAGACCAGGGGGAATGTGGTGCGGGGTGTCAGTTATCTGTGGCCAAGCGAATCGCTCGCCTTACGACGCGAGGGAATCGGTCGCACACTGTTCATTGACTGTGCATTGGTCAGTTTGAACGGAGCGACAAATGGCCAGGAAGCCAGTGAATGAGACAACCAGCAAGTTGGTTGCCAGCAAGGCGTCGAAGCTACTCAGCAATCCTAAGACGCCTGCGGCGACAAAGAGCGTTGCTGCGTCAGCACTGACGCAAGCCAAGAACAAGCCGGCGCCGAAAAAACGCTAAAGAAAAGGCCCGGCGGGAAACCGCTGGGCCTGTGTCTCTGGTCGCGCGAAGCGCCGATATGTGTTTGTCGCTCCGTTCGGCCCCGTTTGCAATAGGCCTTGGTCAGGCCGCGATACGAATGATGTCGTAGCTCACGGCGGCCATATCCAGACCGATCATCAGCTCCACCTCAAGCCGCTCCGCTCGGTCCTTGTCGCCACTGGCTAGCGACCTCAGGGTTTCGCCACGTCCGCAGACCGCGTCCATCAGGTCTGCCAGGCGAGTTGAGCCCGTGGCGCACCGGATGTGATAGCGCGCCCGATCAAGGCGCTGGGTCGCGGCGATGCGTTTCTCGTCAGGACGGAGATCCGTCGCACCACCGCCGGGAGCGTTATCGTTCAGGCAGGAGCGGAGACCATCAGTGCGGATCAGGCTGTAGTCGTCCGACCACCGCTGACCGGCTGTGCGGCGGACCGGGGTCAAGCGGCCCTTCTGGATCAGCCAAAGCAGTCCATGCCGCATGCCGGCGCCGGACGCGGTACGCGCTGTCTCTGCCCCACGGGCGGCCAGCAGGGTGTCCTGCTCCGCGCTGCTTTGCTGCACCACAGACACCTCGGCCTTCTGGCGCATGTCCTCTAGCGTGTCGTCGATCTCATCCAGCAGCGTCTTGGCGACGGCGAACTGCATGAGCCTCAGGCGGTTCTCGACGTTGGCGATCTTGGGCAGGAGGTTGCAGCCCGGCGTGGCCTCAACGCGCCCGCGCACCAGTGCAGCCCGGTCAGTCAACCTGCGCCGTTCCAGGGCTATGGACTGGGCCGCGTTGGCCTTGATCGTCGTCATGCTGCTTCTCCGTACTGGTAGGGTTCGCGGTCGATGGGCGGGATGACCTTTCGGGCCTCCAGCATCGCCCGCATCTCGGCGCTCATGGAGCTGCCGGCGGGCAGGGGCGCCGATGGCGTCGGGCGCAGGGCCTTCTTCCTCGCGGCGGCTGCCTTGGCCGTCGACGTCTCAGCCAGAGCGGCAAGCGTCTTCGCCACCATGGCCTTGACCTCTTCAGGCGACGGACGGTCCTCGACCACCGGCTTGGGCTCG